GTGTATCAGTTGAATTTTTAAGACCACTATTAATAGTGATATTTTTACCAACTTGATAACCTTCATTAGCTATTTGATCATATTTGATTTTAGTGCTACGACCTTCTTTAAGTTTAAATTTTGCATCAAGATAGTCTTTGATAGCAGAATTATTTACTTTAATTAGTCCTTCAAGTTTTTCACCATATTCTTCTTGTTGAAGTTTTCTTTCAGCTTGGAATTTATCCCTAACACCATTTGTGGCACCAAAGATAAATCTTTTCATGTAAGTCGGATAAGATATAGGTGCAAATTTTTTATTTCTATACATTTCAACCATTTTTTGTCTATCAATTTTATAAACATCAAATCGTTCTTTGCCAATCTTTTTGAAAGCATTAACTAAAAAATTAAGAATAAATCTACAAATGAGAATATTATGTTCAAGACCAATAAAAACAAATTTATCGGTATTAGTATATTCAATCACTTCACAAAAGTTATGATTACTAATAACATAAGCTAAACGTACTTTCCAATTCCCGGGAATACCTGGAGATTTGTAAGACATTTTACTTTCTTTAATTTTCTCTCTTGTAGATTTATTCTCATTATCATGGAGTTCTTCGATAGCTATATTATATTCCATAGATAAATTAGATATTATTCGAGCATACTTTTCAGCAGCTTCTATATTACCTAAATTTTCTTCAGATTGTTTCAGCTTCATTACTTTTTGTAACTTAGCTAATATAGCTTTTCTTTTATCTTCCATTATGCTACTTGAACAGAATTTTTCCTAGCAATCATCATTTCTTTGTTCAATCTTTTTGTTGCGTTCTTTTCTTGTGTCTTTTCAGAAAACAAGATTGTCAATCGCATAGAAAAAGTTACAATACCTTTTCCAGCTTTACGACTTGCTTTTTGAGCAAATTGTGAAATGATATTATTTCTGTATCTTTTTGCATCTGACATTATTCTATCGTAATACATAATCAGTAGTTTGTTAAGCGATTAATGATAAATCAGGTTGATTAATAATTGTTCCACTATATTCAAATAAAACAAGTCGAACTTCAGATATTGCTTTTGCTTTCACATCAACATTTTTAGAAGTACAAAAAGTTTCTATTTCATCTTTTATTCTGCTAAGAAGTAAAGACTTAGCGAAAGATGGAATATAGTTAATTTCTCTTAAATCTCCATTTTCAAGAGATTTCCTAATATCTTTACCAGAAATATCAACTAGTAATGGATAATGTTTAGAATAAATTCTACCATGACAAGAAACGTAAATGTTTCTAGCAGGGTCAATATATCCTTTTGGACTTGTTTTGCTATTTAGCATAATTTGAGGTTTTATTTAATAAACTTCCAAGCAATAAAATTAGAATCTTCAACATCATAAAGAATATTACCATCACCATCAGTAATGATTTCTTCATTAGACATTTTATCATCTTTACACCAATTAGCAACAATAGAAGAAAAATCTATTGCTTTTGCGTCTATACCAAAACGAAATTCTTCTACAGTAACTATAATATAGTTAGTTGGTATTGTGAAGAAATAAGTTCTTTTTGATTTAGAGTATAATCTTTTCTTTATTTCTTTAAATATTACGATAAAAGAAAAAACAAAGGAAAAGAAAATATTTATTGCCAAATCAAAAATAATAAAAAAAGAAAAAAGAAATAATTCAGACATTTTGTATTCTCTGTCCTTATAACTTAAATCTTTTTTATCAATTTTTGCACCAGCTTTATAACCAATATTTGTACAAATAAATGTAACAAAAGGTAAAACAGCAGATGCAAATAAAGCTATTGCTAAAATTGCTGCATAAACAGTTATGCAACGAAGTATTATATTTACTGAAAATAGAATACTATTAAGAGATTCGTAATCCATACGATATGTGGTTTTAAATGTTTCTAATGATTTGTAAAGAATCTTTTTCAAGATTATATATTTTTTCTACTTCTTCAGCAAAATTATCAGCATCTTCAAAAGAATTAAATAAATTGGCATCAGATTTAGAACTTACGAATTTAATTTTCTCTGGTATATCAGTACTGAAAAAGAAATTCAATTCACCATTTTGTCTTTCAACGAGATTAGATGGTTGAATAACAAGAGCATCATTTTTAGTTGCGTAAACTAGATATTTTGACATAGTAGTTGGGTTATGATATTAAAGATAGTTATTTTTTCTTAGAATTTCTGTGTTTAGACACAAATCTATTCAAAGGAATTGAATTTTGAGTTGTATCATTAAGGGGAGAATCGACAACTTTATCTGAAGGAATAGAAGCCACATCTTTAGCTCTATTTTTCATAATAAGTTGTTCAACTTCTATTGTAGCAAGATGTAAAGTATTTCCTTTTTGACGACTATTAAGTACCATAAATTCAATAGCTTCTTCAAGTTGCTCAACAGTAAATTCAGAACCAATAACATTAGCAGTAGCTATTGATTTCTTCCATTTAGCGTATTCATCATTAGTCATTGTTACAAGGTTTTTTATGAGATTCAATTAATAAATCAATTTTAGTAACCAGTTTAATAATATTGATATAACTATCATTAAGATGAGAAACATCATAACTACTATCATGTAAGTAAAATGTTACACTATAAGATAGTTGTTGTTTTATCAATATTAATTCTTCAAGAGTAAAAGTATTTTCCATTGTCTTGATTGTTTTTATATCCATCTGTATTCTACAATAGTAGCTAACCCTTTGGAAGTTAGAATGATACATTAATATAAAATAATACAATCAGTTGGGTTATCACTTTATCCAGCAATAACCCAACCTTGTGTATAACTTTCACCAAGTTCTACCTTGATTACAACCATTATATTTACTTCTACCATTAGGTAGTTTAGATGTTGCACAAGAAGATATCATCATTACTATCAAGAATGATAATATTATTGTTAATGTCTTTTTCATTGTGTTATGACTTGAATTTTGAAATTATAAACAAGATAAATAATTGAATACCCGTCTAGTACATTACTTACTTTAATTGCACAACCAACAGCAAAGTAATATACTAGACGAGATTTCCAACTACTGAAATAATGTGTGTAACCCGTAAGCTACAAGAAATGGTAAGAAACCTTGAATTACAATATTAGTAATCAAAAGTATTCCAGCAATAACAAGATATGTTATTGCCCTTAAGTTTCTTATAAGTTTGGTCTTTGATTCCATAACTCTTTGTAATTCAAGTTCAAAATTACAATTTAATATTCTTACACCTACAGTAAGAATATCAGATTGAATAGAGATTCCAAAAGCACTAAACAAAAAACGTTCACCATCTTTAGTTGAATCAAATGTTGTTCTTAGTACAATGATAATGAGGTAAAGGTCAATTGTAATCATTTTGTTAAGATTTTACTTTATGAGTTAAATAGTTGGAATAATTCATTAAATCAAGAGGATAATCTCTATCATTAACTGGCTAATAGGTAACTGCATTAGCTTAATATTCAGCAATAGATTTTACAGTTCTATTCAACTGCTCTCTCAAGGCATCATATAAGTACATACAATTATCCGTATGTAGTCAACTTATATTTAGCCTTATCACTTCTGTGATTAAGTTGAGAGAGAATTTGTGGTAAGAAGAGTATAAGATGACTAAGTCTTATACTTCTAATGTTTTAAACAAAGAGTGGATTTGTATTGGACTATTAAACCTTATCTAATGATAAGTAAATTGGTATTCCGAACCAATTTGATGGGTTAGAGAAAGAGTTGTATAATTACAACTCAAGTAATAAAATAAGCAGTTTGATTACTTGCTTAGGTAAGAGTATTTACATCTCATTGAAAAGATGTTGTGTAAGACTTAATCCTGTTTTATTAGGATAAGCTGCCATGAAGTTTCTAACAGTAGTAATTTTACCATCTATAGTAGCACCATGAATACAATTTAAATCTTTGCCTTGCAAACAAGCAGAAATCATTACTTGTTTAAGAACTTTAGAATCACTTTCTAAATCTAATACTTGTTCTCTATTAGATAGAATAAGATTAAATTCTTTAGTAAGTTTATCAACAGCATCGAATGTAGGAACATTCATTTGTAAAATCTGTTGAGCTATTCCTTTAAGGATAATAGCTTGTTGTTGTGGAGTGTAGATTGACATAGCTATATGTTTTGGTTAAGACTATAATATATAGTTTCGTCTATTAAAGACTCATCGGCTAACCTTTATTATTAATTGGTAGGAATTACAGTATTTTAAATACTAACCTACCAATTAATTTAATTATCTCTTGAAGATTGTAATTTAGTAAGCATTTCCATTATCTCAAAAATATGGTCAACCTCTTGTCTTGATTTACCAGTCTTTATTGCCATAGTTTCTTTTGCTTTTTCAATCATCAAAGATTGTTCCATTTGATTTTCTATTATCAGTTCATCTGCTAATTCCCTCATCAAAAGAATATTTATTTGAATAGATATTACTTCATCAGGATAAGTAATATTCTTATCATCTTTATTTAAAGATGACACAATAACTTTAAAATCATTAATAGTTTTTTGATGTATTTCAGCCATTGCTTGTAACATCGTTCCTATTGCTAATTTATCTAGTTCAATGTTTAGACGTTCTTGTTCATCGTCAACAATAATAAATTTTAACATCGTAGTTGGATTATATTGTGAATTGAAATTTGTTTTGCGTTATCGCTGGAATAGTGAGATTATAAACACGTTCAAAATCGATTGTTGTAGAACGAGGTAAGAGATTAAAGGGAATTGAGGGATATATAAGGCGGTAAATAGTTATAGCCTAAGAATTGATTACAGCGAGTTTTAGAAAGAAAATAGATAGTATTAGAATAAGGATTTTGTTAGGTTTTGGATATTGAGAAATAGCGAAGCTATTGCTAGACGCTAAAGCATCTCCTCTCTCTACACCTTCTCTATACACCTTCTCTATTCACTAATTATTTCTTTTCTCTTTTATTATTTAACCAGTAAAGTCATAGCCAACGAACGACCAGAACCTTAACTATAACTTCACTAGCTCAATAACTATTAATAGCAATACAAGTAAGAGTATAACCATCTCGCAAAATTATATCTCTTACCTGTATCACCTTAAACTTTTACGTTATGACTGTAATGTTGAGATTATAAACCAAGCCAATCATTTTTGCGTTATGACTGGAATGTTGAAGAATAACCCCGATACAATACTTGTCCATTTAAATGTTTTAGTTATGCAGTACTCCACACAATAAGAGCACATATTACGTACTTCGTAATATGTGCTCCGTTATGTATGCTCCGTTATTATGCAAGCGTAGTGTTTAGCTCTGCTGCTGCTTTAGCTGCTGCTGCTGCTTTTTGCTTTGCAGTTTGGGGTTGAGCATCATCTCCAGCTGGTTCTCCACCATCGCTTTCACGCTCAATTTCTTCAGGGGTTTTATATCCCGAAGCAACGATGTAAGCAACACGACTAGGGCGTTTCTTACGAGTGTCCGTAGATTTACCAGCTATTGATTGCGCAATAGCTACTTCACGGTGGAAATCAGATACTAGACCGTCAAACTCACCAGAAGGTACGAAACGTAAATTAACTACTTCGTAATAAACTTCTCCGTCAACAACGCCTTTCTTGTTCTTACCGTAAACTACGGCTTGACCGTTAATTTCTACGGTCTGACCAGCAAAACGTTCTTCAATATCGAATACGATATTGCAAGGGTCTTCAAAGCAATCAGATACAAAACTACGACCAATCTTAGAATTGGGCAAATCAGTCTTGGCAACAAGATTGGCATTGAGGAAAGCATCGGTAACCATAAAGCTACCACCATTACCGTATCCTGCAGCTTGGTCTGCAAAGCCTAGACCTTTGTGTTGGCTAGTAGCTTTTTTATCGGTAATGATAAAGAATACGTCTGAGTGCTTAGTAGAAGCCTCAATACGAGCAATAGACATAGTAACAGCCTGTGCTACTAGTTTAATCTGTTGGATATTATCCATAACGCTAAGATAATTTGTGTACGCATTCATCATACGTACGGGTTTGAGAAAAGGACTGAACTTCCCAACGGGGGATATGTTTGTCCGAAGGAGAGTAGGGGGTCTATTGTCAGGGTGGTGTATAAATAAATCCTTAACCATAAAATTTTTTACTACCAAAAAATTTTTTTCCTTCTCTTTAACGCAAAGTATCTTCATCATTCTTTCTATCTATTTCTCTATCCTCTTTACTCTTATGTTTAAAATCTGCTACCAATCCTTGAGTAGACAATAGACTCTTTTTAATAGCATCATTTATTTCTTTCTCATTTTCCTTCTTCTTTTTATAATCAAGACTTCTCTTAACCATATTCATACATTTAACAACTTTTTCTTCTTCTATTTTAATAAGTGAAAAAAGTTCATTAGCTAAATTATCTAAACTCTTAGCTTCCTCAATATGAGTATAACTATTAGTTTCTTTATTGTAAAACCATTTATCTTTATTATCACTTTCACTCATAACAATATATTTTGTTGGTTAATAAATAGGATTAACATAAAGATACCCACCTCTGTTATGATAGTGGGTATCGGTGGCTTCTCAAACCAGTTATTGCTTTGTGTTTAAAACGTGCCTGTGGGTTAATTTCGCTGCCTGTGGTGTCTTATTATATAGTAGTCGGATACTTTTACCTATATTGCTTGAAAATGCTCTAATCGACCTCAAAATCTGTCAAGCTGTATATTAGGTAAGTTGCGGTACTAATAATGAATAAACCATAACGCTTAATTATAAAAGTAAAATTACTAAACTTTATTGAGTTGTACAAATATTAAGTGCTAATTTTAATGAAATAATAAAATTTAGTCAAAAATGAGTTACCTTAACAATGAAATAACTAAAAACATAATCAATAACATTAGGACAAAAGTAAAAGAAAAATTTAACATTGATATAAGTTCTAGTGATATTGATGAAATCTGTAAAAGTCAAGCTGCTTGTACTATTATAGAGATGGAAAAAGAGAGTACTATTAAATGGAGTTATTTTGGTAAATGGTCTGTTAAAAAAGGTAGAAAAGATTTTATTGAAAAGAATCTTGCTAAAGGTGGTTTAACTTATAACCCTAAAGAAGTTAAAAAGAATTTCAAATTAAAGAGTATATAGATGAGCGCATTATTTGACAAACTATTTAAGATTAATGAAGATAAAAGTTTAGAGATTAATAGAGAAGAAGTCTATTTAATTGAAGCTTTTAATGTTATTCTTAGACGTGATAGAGGTAGTAAAGGTGATATTGATGGTAGAAAGAAATTTGTAGCTTTAAGAGATTTTAAAGTTATTTACTACATGAGTAGTATAAACTCTACACCTAGTAGATTAGGTTTATCTGAAAAAGAAACTATCGCTTTTCTTAAAGAGAACATAGGTTTACCAGATGATTTCAAGATAGATAAAGAATTGAAAGCTGCTATTGATGTAGCTAATAAAATAGAAGAAACTGCTAGTTCATTTCTACTTGTAAATTCTATTAAAAGTTTGAATGTAACTTCTAAAGTTCTTGGTGTTATATCTAATAAAATTCAAGAGAAATTATCAATCATTGAAACTAATGATGATGATGAAAGTATAAAACAGATTACTAATGTAATCAATCTTTCTAATGAAATTTTGAAACTTACTTCTAATATTCCTAGAACTCTTGAAGAAATTGAAAAAGTTCAAACTAAGATATTTAAAGAGAGAGAAGATAAACTTTATGCTCGTGGTGGTGTAGAAATAAATGAACGAGCTACTGTTGATAGGTTTAAAAAAGTTAGTAAAGATTTAAGAGATAGACAAAAAGATGCAATGAACCAAGAAATTCTAAGAGATGGCGAACAGAATTAATGATAAAGTTCTTAAAGTAGCTAATAAAATTATTAGTGAAACAAAAAGAAACCCAGAAGAAAAATTTTATTTTGATGATTATCTAACTGATGATGTTAATTTAAATGATTTAAGTAATGCAATTTATAATATCATATTAGATGACATTTTAGATTTTGATTTTAAAATTGGAGTTCATATTGCATTTATTGAAAGTGAATATGAAGAAGAAAATTTAGAAGATATATGAGTATTTTTACAGCAAAAGATTCTAGAACTATTTATTTTGATGAAGGTCAACATAAATATACTGATGAACTAGGTAACACTTATACAAGTGTAACTCAATTAATAGGTTCTGTTAAACCTGAGTTTGATAGAGAATATTGGTTAGTATATAAAGCTTTAGAACGTATATTTCAAGTTAAGATTTTCCCCGAAATTAAGAAACAACAATTCAAAATTGCTGGCACTACTCTTACTATAAAAGAAGCTAAATCTATTATAGCTAAAGATGGTATAAAAGAAGTTGCAGATGATTGGGAGAAAGCTAAAGTACTTGGTTGTGAAACTGGTACTAAAGAACATAACTATTTAGAAGATAGTATTAATGGCTTTTATCGTGATGAAGCAGAAACAGAAGAAACCAAAAAGAATAAGAATAGTGTTCGATTTAAGAATAAGATTGTAGATGTTGAATCATTAAAAGATTCTAAATTAAAAGAAACACACCCAACAATATATTCTGGTCTTATTGATTATGTAAATCAAGGTTGGACTATTTACTGTGAATATAGAATATATAGCCCAATACACTTAATTGCTGGTACGATAGACATCCTTCTTATTCGGGGGAAATCTTTTATTATCCTCGATTGGAAAACTAATAAAGATGAACTTCTTTTTAATAGTGGTTATTATAAAAAAGAGTTTAAAGAGATTAATGGTAAACAAGTTAAAGTTAAAACTGATAACTTTGTTTATAATGATGATAAGTTTCTTAAACCTTTAGATAATATTCCACTTTGTAAAGGTAACGAATATACACTACAATTAAATATCTATAAGACTCTTGTAGAGATGTGGGGTTATACTTGTGTTAAACTTATTCTTTGTCATATCAAACAAAGAACTGATAAAAATGGTCATGTTGTTTTTGATAGTAATAACTATCCTATCTTTGAGAAACCTAAGTTTCATGTTATTAAATTTTTAACAGAAGATGTAAATAAATTGATGAATCATCAATTAGTAAAGGTAAATAAAACTTCACCCAAAAGAAAACAATTCAGAATAATGTTATGAAAAAGTTAACTAGTGAACAATTAATTTTAGTCTATAAAGCTTTAGGTTATGTATATAATACTAATGAGTTTGACGTTAATATATTTGGCATTAGAAATGCTAATCAAGTTGCTGATAGTTTTGATGATTATGTTGGAATGTTTTGGAAAGATATTCATATGGAATCTGACGAGCATGATGACTGCTGGTCTAATATATATTATGAAGCTACTACAGATCCGGGATTATACTATTTAAATAATCCTATGAGAGAGAAAGGTACTGCTATTATGGTTCCTGGTCAATATATTGATTGTTATCAAAATGGTTATCATGGTAGAAGTAACCCAACTACTATGTATGAAGCTCTTGAACAAGTTGGTCCAATATCATTTGTTAGAGATGGTGATAAAGATGATCTACTTGATTTTGCTTTAATGACTAACCATGCTAATATCACAAAAGAAGTGATTAAAGCTAATGTACATACTATGCGTGGTAGTAATCCTATTAAAGTTTCTAAAGGTAGTGCAGGTTGTCAAGTCGTACGTAATAGTCGTAAATTCCATCTTGAGTTTATGAAGATTTTAAAAGATTCTGCTGAAAAAACTAAAAGAACTAGGTTCACTTATACTTTATTAACTTCCCAACAAATAGAATCAATCTTAGGTATAACTCTTTAAGAAAGTAATGTAATGGCTGATATTTTAGAAACTAATGATTTTATTTATAATTACGATAAGGAAGTTCTTACTTTCAAGGATATAAGTTTTTATAACACTTCAGAGTTTACTGAAACTGGTAAATATTTTCAAAAACATGGTGTTTATACTAAAGCACCAAAAGGTAGTAGAGAATATAGGGAGTTTTGGGATAGAGAAGAGGAAAGAAGATTTGTAGGTATGACTGTTCCTGG